CTGCAATCTCGGTGCCTTCTTTCTCTTGTTGGCGACCAATGATCCAGATAGCATCTGAACTGTAGTAAGAACCAGTACCGCCAGACACGATGTCTTTAGGGAACATACCGATCTCTTTGTACGTGTGGTTGACACATACTAACGGGATGTCTTTTAGGTTCAAGTGTGGCGTGACGATACGGAACAAAGACTTCAATTGCTTTGCACGTGACATATCTGCCACTGACTTACCATCCAGTGCATCATCTACTTCTTTCTTCGAAGCAAGGTTACCGATAGAGTCGATAATGATAACGACTTTCTCACCCTTGTCAATTTGGTTCAATTGAGTTGTAATATCAAACTTGAGTTGCTCTACGTCAGTAATAGGCGTATGCAACACTCTGTCAAGATCAATACCAAAACTCTCAAAGTATGACTGTGGAGTACCAAACTCCGAGTCATAAAACAGTACGACAGCATCATCGTATTTTTTCTGATATGCGGCAGCCATCATCAGCGCAAAGGCTGACTTGAAGTGTTTCGATGGTCCAGCAAGCATCAGAAGCCCAGGAACAAGGCCACCATCAATGCGACCAGATAGTGCTACGTTTACCATAGGTACTGGTGTAGTAGCCATCTCTTTTTTGCCATAGACTTTAGAGTCCATAATTGGCGCAGTCTGCTTGATAGAACTGTTCTTCATTAGTTTTTCAATTAGCGACATAATATCTCCTATATTGTGTATTCAATTTATTCATAGTAACAGGAAAGGGCTTGCTTGTCAAGTCAACTATTATAGATTTCGAACAGCTTGGCTTCGAATTCTTCGATCTTCGCTGTTCTGTTTGGCCAGAGAATGTACTCTTTCTCTGGGTTCTTTTTCAGATTAGCCAGCAACGGTGCAATAGCATTGTACAACTTGTCTAATGTTTCTTGCGTTGCTTCTGCCGTGCTTGATGCGGCGGCTACCTTTTCTTCGACAGCCTTGACTGCCTGTAATTCGTCTTCGTCTACGGCTGTAAAGCCGAAATCAAATATATCATCGCTCATGAGAAAAAATCCTCCAATGTGTTAGTCTCTTCTAAGTTCCAGTTGATAGCATCACTGACCAGCTTTAGTGGCTCTTTGAATGTCTTATCGAACTGAGTTTGATAATCTATGTATGTGTCTAGATCGAACTCTTTAGGCAAGAACTGAGGAAACGAGATGACGTTCTCTCTCAGTGGATTAGGAGTTTTGAGATAGCAGAACTTTACTTTGCTACCATCTTTGATACCCTCCATTACTCTATCAAGTCCAGTCTCTTTCATTTTGTGGTTGAACATAATCGCACCACGCACATGTATAGGTGTGCCTTTCTTGTACATAGTGGTCGTATCTTTCCACTTTGTTAGATCGGATACGCCACGTGGAAACGAGACGCTTTCGGCAGGTAGGCTAGTAAACTCTTCATAGAAGTCAGACACGAACTTCTGTAACTCACTCTCACTACCACTCAAAATAATCTGGTACGCTTGCTTGAACTTATCACGCACTACTTGAGGTGTCGATGACTTGACTGCCTCAATGCCCATGATCTTTAGTTTAGGCACTGCGTACTGCACACCTTCATTATTATGTACGTTCAGAATGTACCGCTTCTTAGCAGTCCAAACACCACGATCAGCAATAGCTTCACGTGCCATCTCCATACGATTTTCGTATGCATTCATTCGGTCAAACAACACAGCATAAGAACGCTCTAGAACTGGCTCAAACTTTTCTTGGCAGGCTTTGTCAATAAACTTCACTGGATCAGAAGGGTTTACCATCTTGACCAGTGGTGCCATGTCAACATAAAGAGAGTCAGTATCGATAGCAATTACATAATCTTCTTCATCGGTCTTGAGTAGTTTGTTCATGTATTTGTTCATGGCTTTCTCAGCCCATCGAACAGATAGTTGACCAGATAATGTAATGCCTTCAGCAATGGACATTTCGAAGTAACGGAAGTATTGATTGCCGAGTGCGCCATAAAGCGAGTTGAGCAAAATCTTGACCGCTTGCTGTGTGTTGTTTAGTCTATTTATCTCTCGCTTCAAGTCGTGGGAGCCATCAGACTGAGATTCTTGCTGTAACTCAAGCATCTTGTTCTTAGTCTCACGGCGTTCATTGTACAGATCAATAATGATCTCAGGCATGAAACCACGTTTGTCTTTACGATATGTAGATCCATTTGCGGCGATAGCGACACCGTGATTCAACTGTGCATCGGATACAGGAGTATCATTTGCGAGATAAGTATCAACACCCATGGGATACATATCAGCCGGGGTGCGTATCAACGTCTCGGGCGACATGTTGTACTGTACAATTAGGTTAGGGTACAGACTGTTCAAGTCAAACGAGGTAATCCATTCACTCATGCCAACACGTGGGTCTTTCACATAGCCACCAGGATATGGATTCTTGTGCTTATCTTTGTTTGGTGGTACAGCAATCTTACGTTCAGACAAGTAGCGATAGATGATAGAATCCCATATGCCCGTAGTACCGAACACATCTGGGTAATTCACACCACCTTTGTATGCGATTACGAGAGCCAAGTCCATAAGACCAGTCTCTTTGTCAATGCGGTCAACTAGATCAACGTCTCGTATGTTATAGTCGATGAACTTCTGGTGATTCTCTTTGTATAGATTGTGTAGAGTACCGAACTCTTCATAAGATATCTTCTTCTCACCGAGAACTGTATGAGCAATATGGTTGAGTGCATAACTCTCTTGATTACCATACGTGTAGCCAAACTTCTGAAACAGATCGTAGTAGTCAACTTGGGCAATGCCGTAAAGTTCATATGCATCCATCGACTTACCCTTGATGCCGATCTGACGGTGCTTGTATATCTTCCATGGTGAATAGAGTTTGGTAGTCTCTTCGCCACATACTTTGAGTGTACGATTGATCATGTACGGGATATCGAACAAGCGAATGTTCCAACCAGTGATGATGTCAGGCGTGTTATTCTGCCAGAAGACCAGAAACTTTTCGATCAGGTCTTTCTCATTGTCACAGTGACGATACTGTATCAACTCAATACTATCTAGTTCGCTCTTGGTAGAGTCATAATGACCTAGACCCCATACATGATAGACTTTGCTTTTGCTGTCTTTGTATGCGATAGAGATGATAGGATGATCAGCTTGCTCTGGGTGAGGAAAGCCATCGTCTGATGCAACCTCGATATCGATATTACCAACACAGATATGTCGCAACTTATAATCGATCTCACCAGGGAACGCCTTCTCAATGAACTGTGCCACGAAGTTGTTGTTGCCGTGAACTTTGAAGTTGTCTACGTCTGCGTAACTCTTAGAGAATTCTTGCGCTTCAGACATACTATCGAACTGCATAGGTTCAACCGCACTACCGTCTAGTGCTTTCCACTCAGACGATTTGTTAGATGGGACGAATAGTGTTGGCTTGAATGGCACTCTCTTGTGAATGCGTTGACCGTCGGCTGTGTAGCCACGGAATAGCATCTTGTTGCCATATCTATGTACGGAAGTGTAAAAACTCATAAGACCTCAATCTGTTTCATATAATTTACAATGTATCGGATATGATACATTTTGTCGAATATAACGTGTATTCTATCACATCCGATATCACTTGTCAATGCTAGTGTACTGACCGAACACGCTAGGAGCAAGTCTCTGTGCTTCTTCCATGTAGTATTCACCGGGGTAATGCTTCAAGCATCGGTACGCTTCTTTACGTATAGCACTTGGTACTCTAGGAGTTTTCTTAGGATCCATAAGGTCTACCAAAAACAATCTAGTGTTATCGATAGCCCATTTTCGTTCATTAGGCATCGTCATTAGTCTTCCCTCTGTCCAAAACCATAATCAATAACTACAGGAAATCTTGGCACACCATCAGGTGTAAGACCAAAGTATCTCAGTGTAGCCCATGTTGGTGTATCACCAACTTCCCACAACTCTTTCAGAACTTCTTGCTTGCCTCTAACTCCAGCACCACAGGTCTCACCACTTGGCAAAGTAAGAGCGAAGTGTTTCACATGACCTGCCCAGTTGCCTTGACCTTCTAGCATAGACACCACTGTAAACTCTTCAGTGATGAACTCTTTACGCTTGAGTAAGCCATTCGATCTCTTGTTCTCATAAGGAGTATCTTTACGTACCATCTGACCCTCATAGCCATCTGTCATATATTTAGAATACAACTCATCAAGTTCTTCTTGATTGACACACAGTTCTGTAGGCACTTTCTTGAGGAACAGACACTTATCGTTGACTAGACTGTCAATCATGGTGCTACGTAACGAGAACGACAATTCAGGTGATAGTGAATCTTGTGCATCATAGATGTGATATTGCACCAACTCTTTCGCTTCTTTCATGTCTGCTTCTGTAGACTTTAGCTTTCTAACTAGTGAGGTGATCTTGTTGAAATCATCTTTGAGTTCGTGGTTATACAACTCACCATCTAATGTTAGTGTAGGGTTTGCTACTAGTATTGGCTTGACTGCATTCCAGATATGTGGACAACTTGTGATTGGTTTACCCGCTCTTGTCCATAGTCCAGTAGAGTTAGCGACACATCTAATACCGTCTAGCTTAGGCTGACTAAAGCCAGAGTCAAGTTGAACTCTTTGCTTAGTGTAGTCACCCGCAAGCATAGGCTTGAACTTCTCGTATGTATCGATTAGTTTGATATCAGCGAAGTACTCTTTCTCGCTCTTCTTATCCCAACTTGCTTGGGCTTCAGCGATAGCTTGAGTGATATTGGTCGTTGCGTTTACCTTACCAACGTTTTTTGGTAAGCATAGTTTCCATCCAGAGGTCACTAGTTGACCGTCTTGAATACCCGCAATCGATCTTGTGCCTGCAGTGGATTCATCATCATAACCATACTCAATGGTCAGTACCCTCACTTTGCCTTTAGTGTCACGCTTATACAGCGTGGGTAATGCTGTTACGTTTTTCATATTATATTCTCCGTGTTAGACGTGTATTATAACACGAATGTCAAGCGGATGTCAACAACTAATTTGAAGAAAAAAGAATAGCAGAATGACTGCTATTCCTAGATGTGTTCCTGTTACTTTCAAGCTATTGCCAGATACCCATCGTCAGTAAGGGTATACCAACGATAATAAAAACGATAACAAGAAATGCAGGAAAGAGCCCCTTTGTGGTGCAGTAGTTTTGATGTTCATTCATCTATTACCAACCTTTCATTGCTCGGTTGTCAAAGTGATATTGCTTGCATTCTTTCATAGTCTCAGATACTCCTTCTTGAAGTTCTTTTTTACATAGTGCGTTCAACTTAGCGTTACCGCTTGTTGCGCTGATTGTACCCACGACTACTATAACCCAAAATACTATGCTCATACTTTACTCCTTTTTTAAATAAAAAAATGCGAAAGCCTATTGACCTTCGCATTTTACCGACGTGTTGTTTATTTCTTTTCAGCTACGAAAGAATATAACTCCTTTGCTTTTTCCATCAACTCTTCCATTGAGTACATTTTATAGGCATCTTTGACTTGCGCCTCAATGTCTTTGCGGGCTTTTTCACCCTCTCCGATCATGTTCTCATAGAACTGGATGTTCATATGATACTGTTGATCCATGTATTCTTTTGCAAGTTGAAGCATTTCTGCTCTGATTTCAAACGGGTTTTTATTAGACATACTTTTCTCCTGTGTTGTGTGTGTTGTCTTCATTCTTAGGATATGCTACTTAGACATGTAGCTATTACAAAGACACATAATCCACTCAATGCAACTTGTGCAACTGCATCGCAGAATGTGCCATCGCAACTCTTCAGAAAAGAGATTGCTCTATTCATCGCCTCTTTTACTCCTATTGGTGCGTGGATGATAAGGGAGGGATTTGCACCCCTCCCCAGGTTCTTATTTGTCTTCTGTTAGAAAGACTTCCTCTCCGGATCCAATATCGATCTTTCGAGGCTTTTTCTCTTCTGGAATTACGTTCTCTAGGTCAATCTTTAGGATACCATTTACAAGGTCTGCCCCTCGTACTTCAACGGTATCTGCAAGAGTGAATGTGCGTGTAAAGTCACGTGCGGCGATGCCTTTGTGAAGATACTCTGCACTGTCATCTAGTTTCTTCGTACCAGATACTTTCAACTCTCCATCTTCAACAGTAATACTGATTTCGTCCTGAATGAATCCAGCGACGGCAATTTCGATCACGTAATGATCGTCCTCAGTCTTTACGATGTTGTAGGGAGGATAGTTACTTTGTTTTTGTTGAATGCCATTCAACATGTGCATACG